GCGATATCCAGCATCGGAGTCTGATTGAGTTCTTCGTGCCGGCAGATGCTCTGCCCCTGAATAGTGCATTGACTCCTGGTGCTATGGCTCTCTTCTATGCCGATGGCAATCCTCATATCACGAGGTTGGCGGTTACTCAGTAATAAGGCGCGTTGACTAGCAATCTTAATTGTTGTAAGATGCTCTTAGAGATATCTCTAAGAGCATCTTATTTTAGGGGATGTTTATTATGTTAAATTGGCAACAAAAAGAACCTAACTATGATGCCACCAAAGACTTTGATGCTCAATTCGAGCAAGCCACAGTATCCCCACACGTCAATCAATTTCTAGCTGATTATCTCTTTACTCGCACTAAGCTGGTTTCAGCCGGTATTAATCCTATTCTGGATAATGGTTCTGGCGAAGCTGATCTAGCGTTGTCTTTGATTAATGACGCCTATAATCATCAGCATATTTTTGAAAAAGAAAACAATGCGCTTTTACTCCAAGCAGAAATAGCGCAACCTGATCCAGATGACTTTGGTTGGGTTGTAGCGGGTGAAGATGCAGAAGAGGAGATAGATGCCAACACCTAACGGACGGATTAGGAAGCATGCGCATATTCGTCATGCAGTAGAATCTCCATTACCAGGGGAAGAGATAGTCTCTCAGGTTATTGGTTCTCGTGGTCTGAAGAACTTAGGCGGTAGAGTCCAAGAGGAATATGACCGCTTGCTTACTTCGTGGGCGGAAGCAGTCAAATTCTACATTGAGATGCGCGATGATATCACTATCTCAACTCTTATGAACGCTATTAAGCTCCCTCTACTTGCTGCGGAGTTTGATGTTGAAGCTGCATCTGATGCTGAAGTAGATGTAGCTGCTCGTGACTGGCTTTGGGATGCCATGAATAACATGCATCATCAGACTTGGAGAAGCCATGTTCAGGATATGCTAGAGGCTCCAGAATTTGGGTTTGCTATTGCGGAGATTGTCCTAGAGAAACGCTCTGATGGTAGGCTGTGGATTAAGAATATAGATCCTCGTGGACAAGAAACTCTCTATCGTTGGGAGTTTGACGAGTTTGATCATACAGTAGCCTTTATTCAGCAAGACCCTGATACTGGTAGGATAGCTTCCATACCTATGTCTAAAACGGTTCATGTGACGTTTGGGGGTAGGAAGGGTAATCCTCAAGGGCGCGGGATGTTTAGGGTTTTATTCAGGACGTGGCGATTCCTTAAGAATATTGAGAATCTGGAAGGCATTGGATTGGAGCGTAATGTAGGTGGTATGCCAGTAGCTACCTTGCCTACTGAGCCTTTAAGTAGTCAAGATATCGATGATTTACAAGCCGCTTTAAGAGATCTTCGCATGGATGAAGAGATGTATTTGATTCTCCCTAATGGCTTGACGATAGCGCCCTATAGTGGATCAATTAATGTTACGCCATTAAGTCTAGTCATTAACCGGAAGCAACAAGAGATCCTGCAACTAGGCTTCGCTCAGTTCATCAAGCTCGGCATGAATCAGGTAGGGACTCAAGCTCTTGTTAAGGGCTCTCAGGACTTCTTTACTCTTGGATTGGAATCTATACAGCAGATGATGTTGGAATCATGGAATGGGCAACTGGTACCGTTCCTATTCCAGTTCAATGAATTCAGCTTCCCAGGTATGACTGGAATGCCTAAGGTTACATGGGCTACACCTGGTAAAGTAGATATTGGATCGGTATTAAATTCATATAATACTGCCATTCAAGCTCAAGCTATGTCACCTAATAGTCAGGATGAAGAGCATTTTAGAGGCTTGTTGGACTTGCCTGATATCTTAGAATTGGAAGATGAACCGCAGGATGCAGTCTCACAAGGCGTGGCATTGAATGGTATCCAAATCTCTGCGTTGCAGGGAATTATTACTGCAGTCTCTACTAAGCAAATCCCAGGTGAAGCTGCTCGTGTATTGATTCAATCAGCATTCCCGTTGATCACTGCTGATGCGATTGAAACGATGATACGTTCTGCAGAGGCATTTACACCAGCATCTACAGAGCCTACATCAGCGCCATCAATACCAGCTCCTGCATTTAGTGAAGATGATGAGGATATAGAATATCATCCTGGCCATCCAGACCAAAGCGTACATGACCCAAAAGGTGGTAGAGGCGTCAGCGGTGGCGGTGTAGGCTTAATTCCTGAAAAAGATGCTAAGGCTATGCTTGATAGTATCTCGAAACTACCACCTATAAGAATAGATGAAGATCCTCTTCAATATCAAACACGTATAGGTTATAAATCAGTAGAAAAATTATATTCTGGTAAATCAAAAGAAGAGATACAAGATCAGATATTTGGTGATAGGGTGATGATGAAGGATCGCTTCGCGGAAGCATCCAACTCCTTTAAAGAAGAAAAGGACAATGAGAAGTTGTATGATGGATGGGGTACTTCATCTACTAATACAAAAGGTGGACAACAATTGCAAGGAGCAGTGGCTATTATCAAAGAGGGATCAGCAGATCGATTGATCGATGATTTAGATACTATGGGCATTAAAAGCCAGCTTGGGGCTGTGAAGACTCAAAAGGTTCGCTCGGAGGCAGTGGCTAGGGCCTTAACAGAGGAAGAGAACTTTTGGAAGAAAAAATTAGGTGGCCCTAATGGTGAACTCACTGTTTATCGAGGTGTGAATTTACCTCAAGACTTTCCAATTGGGGATCAGATAGTGGTAAACGAGATGCCAGTATCATCATGGACAACTAATCCATTAATGGCTAAAAATTTTGGAGGTACAATAATAGCTAGAAAAGTTAAACCCAAAGATATAGTTGGATCATTCGCCACCAGATCTTTGATAGATACTGAATTTGAAGTAATGACTTATAATGCGCCAGAAGGGGTTGATGCTTTAGTAGTAGCTAAGTCAGGTACACCTCCAAAGTTGATAGTATGAAAGAAAAGCGTCCAATAATAAATCTTATTGATCAGGCAGATTGGTTGCCATCTAAGCAAAAATCAGCCATGTCATCTTTTGCCGCTGAAGATCCAGAACTCCGAAATATCCCAGGTGCTGATAAGGCTGAGGAGATAACCAATAACCTCCAAGCATCTATGGTAGATATATATGACAAATGGGCTAAGGATGCCAAGTCTGTTATCCTATCCGCTGCAGAACGTGGCATCAATCAAGATGATCTAGGCGTTATTGTTAAGGGGAGATTAACCGAATTGGAGACTAAGCTCTTATCATCTCAGCGGGATGGAATTACAGGTGCGCTGAATCTATTTGTGAATACGGCTTTAAACCCTAGTACTCGGATTCAAGGTGTTACAGCGGTTTTACTATCACAGGCAGCGGAAGGAATACGCACTGGATTGATCCCATCTATTCAAGAAAGGATATCTACTAAACTTAGTGTAGCCGGAACAATTGATGCTACTCACTTGGATGATATCTTTAATAGCGCACGTGCATCAGTAGCTTCTAGTGCGGGCTATGCATGGGCTGGTATATTCCTGGGTCTTTCTGCTGCTGGTCAAGACATGGAAGAGAGAACTGGTGTAGCTCAGAGGGTTCGATGGGTGTTGAATCCTACCGCTGAACATTGCGCTGAATCTGAAGGTCATTTTGGTTGTCCGAGTCAGGCTAGAATCTATGACTCATGGGCTGAATTGGAAACGGTTCCTGCTGGATTGGTTACTTGTCGCGGGAACTGCCGATGCAGGCTGGAAGTTGAAGAATCACCTGGTAGTAATGTCTGGGTACAGGGGTTGCCAGGCTTTACGCCATAATGATACATATTTGTGATTGTTCTTAATACCATATGAGATTAATATTAGAATATTAAGAGATGGAGGTAAATATCATGAATATAAATGAATTCGAATTGAAGCTAGCAAATGGTAAAAACATTGTATGGACTGGAACTAGTGAGATTGATGCCGCCCATCGTTACGTAGATTGCAACCCAACTGAAACTGTAATAGCCAGCGCCACCAGTAACCAGTACTTTCATAGGTATTATTCCTACATGTAGTTTATTTCAGTTTAACAGATTAAAGAATCATTAACAAGCCTATAAATACGAATACCCCTAGATCATATCAAGCGTTACTCAATAGA